CTTACCGGATCTCTGTCCTCTTCTCCGACTTTCGGGGCCATTACCTCAGACGCCGGAACCTTTAGCGTTCGTAGGAACATTTCCTCGATGGCGATTGGATCGTACAGTTGAGGCACAATCTGAGCACGGGCCATGATGGCCTGTATCTGAGCAAACCTCTGAGCCTCGCTGAAGATCGCGGGGTTGCTGATCGGGACCACGTCTGCGGGTCCGTCAAAGTCTTCCGCTGATATTTCAAGCCCTGTATCAAGCGCGTCTAGCTCTTCATCCGTATAGTACATGCTGTTGATGCGGTGCAGGATGTTAAAGCTTCTCGCCATAGAGGCGTGTAAGCGCGAGTGTATAGAGCTGAATACAACCATTCCCTGCTCGATGATAGCCATCGTTGTGCCAACTGGCGCATTAGGGTTCTGATCGTTAAACTTCTCGAAAGATGTCTGGACAACGCCCTTGCCTGCGTCAACCAAGAATCCTAGCAACTGAAACAGCGTAGGGCTTGGTCCCGCAAAAGGTAGCGGCATAGCCAGCTTTCTAACGTCGTCAATTAGCGCGCCGCCTTCCATCTCTACAATCTCAGTAGGCTGCACGTTAAGCGTCTGACCGTTAGGACCGCCCTTGAGCTTGAGCAGGGTTGGCACGTTTTGAATGTAAGCAGAGTCGAGCAACGCTCTAAGTGCTCCAGTAGCAGCGCCACTTAATCCGCCGATCATGTGAGTCAGGCCGATAGGGTAAGCGCCACGCCACGGTACGAACGGAAATTCAACAAGCCAGTGGAGTTCTTTCTGCCTATCGTCGTCCTCTTCCCAGTTCCGGTAAAGGCACAGCGGCAGCTCGCTAGACTTATCGACGCTAAGAATGTATGGCGCTAAGCCTTCTCCGTCTTCAAAGTCCATGAAGGTGTATATCTCAAAGATTGTTCGCAGGCCGTCCTCGTTGTAAGAGGTATTCTGCTTTCCTTCGATTTTTTCGTTAGCTCTCTCTGCCGCGCTGAAAGTAGGCTCTGTCGGAGACGGAAGGTCCACGTCGGCGTACATGCCGGCCTCGACTCTCTTTTCGTACTCCATCTCGGTGATGTACTGAACGTGAGTCTTTCTCTCAGCCGTATAGAAGTTAGTCGCGGAGAACGGCAGGTAGATGTCGTCGATAGGAACGAACTCAGACGTTGGCCGCATGAATCTAGAGTTCCACATAAACTTCATGTACTGACCGCCGCCCAGCGGTAGCTGAGTGCTGAGCTGCTCAAGCTCGGACCTGAACTCAACCATCTGCTCGGTCGTCTGCCAGTTCATAAACTCAGTCTTACGCTGAGCCTTGCCAACCTTAGCCTTGTCAGCCTCGCCCAGTATCTTAGACTTTACGGGTCCGGTCGGAGGGAATACCTCTTTGATGAATCGAGCAGAGAAATCGACGCAAGCCTCGACTAGCATCGGGTGGACAACCTTGTTGGCTCCACTGAACTGAGCACCGCCTGGTGCGTCATCGCCAAGGCCAGTACGTCTTAGCCCTTCTTCGTACTGCAGGTCTCTCTTCTGACGGGCCTCTTTATCTCGCTCGATCTTCGTCATCAAGTCATTGATTGAGGTCTTTAGCAGCGAGGCGTCAACATCGTCAACAATGTTAGCGAAGTGATCGGATGCTTCTCTGACAGAGATCTTCTCCATCATAACAACAGCACCGCCGTCCTCGGTGTCTTCAAAGTCCAGCTCTTCCTCTGGAATCTCTACCATCGTGATTTCTTGCTCTACTTCAACTTCTAGTTCATCAGCCACGTTAAGCTTCCTGTAGTATGAGTTCAGCCATTCGATTAATTCGTTCAGGATTGTATGTTACTGAGCCGCCTTTAGCGTACCCATCGGCTAGTATTTCTTGAGCCATCAAGTTAATTCTCTCGGGATTATACTCTGCGCTAACTAATCCTCCACGGCTCATTCCGTTAATCTCCCCTGTATCTTTTTGAGTAGCGATGTCATATCTGAACTTCTGCCAATTAGGATATTGTGGTTTGCTCCACATCGGACCACTAAAAACCTTATCAACTAAATCGGGCAGCTCTAAAAAGCTAACGAACCTGTCAGCCTCCTTAAAGCGCATCGCATCACGGCCTTGTGTAGTAAGCATGTCAGTAGCTTCTTGGATCAAGCCGACGGCGTTGTATTCAACCCCAAGACCGTCAGCGTTTCCAAAATCTCCTTCCCCAATCATCTGACCCAGTCTTGCTTGAAGAGGTTGATAACCTTCTGTTATTGGTATTTTATCGCCGTCTCTAAATGGAGCTAAGTCTAATAAGTCAAACTGGTTCAAATCTTTATCTACCATCGCAACGTCAGCAAGATTAGTCGAGCGGTTTGTCTCGTTTAAAAAGTCTTTAGTAGAGCGAGAAAGCTTTTCTCTATACTCAGGATCTCTTCTCATGTACTCTTGCGACCTACCGTCTTCCGCATCAAACGAATTTTCAGGCGGTTTGATTTCGTTAATTATTTCAAACTCATCCTCATCAAAGTAAAGGTCTTCGCCCTCCTTCCCAGTAACTTTAACCGTATTAATTTGAACGTGTGGCCTAGCGTCCGCATCAAGAAGAACGGTTAAAAACGCGGGAGATGGACCAAATATTGGCTGGTCATATTCGCTTCCGTATGACTGCGCATAACCTTCTTGCTTCGTACACCAGCCAGCCTCTCCTCCAACTGCTTTGCAAGTTTTCATGTTAGCGCTTGATTCCATTGTGTCTGGAAGCTCCACCCACCGGCCACCCTTTCCGCTCTCTGTAAAAGAGATATCAAGATCCTCGTCTATCGATTTTGGTTTTCTGAGAATAATTGACTGCAGCTCTTTGTCTATTTCGCCTTGACGCCAAGCGTTAACCTTAGCGACATGCTTAGAGGCTTGCGGCACAGTCATCTTAACTAGCTTGTCTTTGTCTATCATAAGCTTTTCGGGCAAGCCAGAATCAGGATCTAGAGAATTACTCAGCTCATCTACAAGGTGATCAAAGTTTAAGTTTTCCGCAAGGCTTGGGTTTCCAACATAGTTTATCCTGTCGTTTTGATTGGCAGCATTTTTAAGCCACTGGTTTCCCGTTATGTTCTCATAACCGTCAATGAACCCACCCGAGCGAGACGGATCTATGAAGTTACCAACCATCGCGTTATCAATTTGAAAGTCAGCGGCTACTTCCCAAGCCCTTCCTAAATCTGTCTTTCCGTCTAGAGAGATAATCTTATCTGCATGGGCAGATCCTGCCCAAGAGCCAGTGTTGGCATCCCCTAGCCCAGCGTATTCATCTCTATTGAACGGATCAAGAGAATGAATTGACTCTCCATCGTTAGCCATCTTCAGGATAGGATCTCCAGCCGTAGACAGATCGTTTTTTACATAACCAACCAGCTTCTTGTTAATCCATTCGTTTAGCTCAACAGCTCCAGGCTGCTGCCTCGATAGCACTGAGTCATAAGCCTTTCCATAGTTAGCTTTAACCCATCTGTAAAATACTTCGTTTTTCTGAGAATTGCTCATATCTGGATATCCGTCGATATTATCCTCGTATTCTTTCCAACCCTCTTGAATCTCCTTCTGGAATACCTGTTGCCGCCTAAGCTCTTGAAGTTGCAGGCTCTGACGCTCCTGTTGGTCCGCGACTTTTATGATCGGCCTGCGTCCGGCCACATCCCTTATAAAATCTGCATCGAAACGTCCTGATTGATCTCTAAGTATCGGAGTTCGATTGATTGGGTATAGAGCTAATTCTGGAGAAAGTTTAGGTCCGTCTGATGAATAATATAAGCTATCTCCATCATCCAGCGGCCAGTTACCGCCCTTCTCCTTCGTAGACAGTTGACGTGCTCCCATAGCCTCATACATTTCCTGCAGGTCACTATAGTCAGCGTCAACCGCACGATCGGCAGCTTCATTGATCGCGACCCTGTCTGGATCTAGCCTAATCGGAGCCTCTGGTCTGTCCGAGTTCATCCCAGTCGCTCTCCTTAGGGCGCTGACTCCGGCGGCTACCGGCACAACTTCGCCGACAGTAAATGCGTTCTCTAGCCCAAACCTAGTCCGCTCGTCAAGCTCACCGTACCGATCGCCAATGTATTCTGCAGCTTCGGGGATGGGTCCGAGATTGTCCTTGTTCTCTTCGTACTTCCTAGCTAGAGCCTGCATTCCTTCGCTCATCGCGCCAGTAAACGCTTGGTTAACATCTCGACCAGTGCTGGTTCTAGGGTTGTAGTTCAGCGCCTCGTTGTACCTAATGTTGTCAGCCTTCAGCTCTTCAATGGTCTTGTCGGTAAAGAACTGGTCCGACAATGACGCGGCTGAAGAGATCACCGGACCCGCAACGCCTGACAAAAAGTCTGCGCCAATGTCGCCGAGCGCAAGTATCGTGCTGTCGTCGGTGTCAAACGACACGCCTCCACCCTCGGCATAGCCCATGCTCTGCAGATGCTTTAAGTATTCTTCGTCTATAGTCTGACTGGGAAGACCCTTGTTTGTGTATCCTAGCTTAGCGTTGTACCCGTACTCACGCGGACCCCACTGCCTCTTTTCTGCTATTAATCCTTCTCTCTTTTTAGCTTCAAACAACTCTCTACCGTATTGATCAACATTAGGCATGCCTATCTCAAAAGGCACAGGCTCAAAGATTCTATCAGAAGCCGCCTCTCCCATGATTTGTTCTTTAAACCCAGGGTGAGCGTCAGGAATCGTTTGAGATTTTCTATCTAGCGTCGGCCTGATGATTGTCGGGCCTAGCGCCATAGTAGGTGCGCCAACAAGAGACGGCTCGGTAGAGTCTAAGAGAATCTTTTCGTAGTCAAATATCTGGCCTTGACGAGATCCAAGCGGCACGGTAACAGGATTTAAGTCAAGTGGCTCAAGCCCCTTGGCGAGTCTTTGCTTGTTAAGAGCCTGACGGTGCTGCTTTACGCCTTGTACGCTCTTTAACGCTCCTGGCTTTTTGCCGCTCATTATGTCGGCCAAAACGCCGCGCCCATCAAAAGTTGTCTCTAAAGATGCCCATGTTTCAGGGTCTAGTATGTCTTTCTTCTCTCCGGTGAGAGCCTCTAGGTTTATGTTTATCTTCTCTCTCTGCTCTGGCGTAAGATTGTTCTGCTTGGCGGAAGAGAACCACGCCTTTTTTAGATTTTTAAATACCTCAATGTTCGTGCGAAGCTGATCTGTAGCTCCTATCATTGGGATAATCAAGGTTCCGTCTGGCTTTATGTCCGGTTGCGACCCGTAACTGTCAGGACTTTTTATATTGTTGATAAGCATCGTTGACGTACTCTTGCCGTCTACTGCCCATACTGGATAGTCAGTGCTATTGCCGTCAGAGTCTAGCATCCTCGACACGGGATACTTTCCGAACTCAGCGTTGAAAGCTGCGGACATCTTGTTGTACTGCCGTCCGATGAACGGATATCCTGGGCCTGCACCGTCGATGGTTCCCGT